AGACGAAGAGGACATAGGCCTCAATATACTAACATCTACTGAAATAGATGAGATATGGGCATTAGCTCTAGCAACGAACGGAGATTAAAATGGCTAAATATGCAGACAGTAACGGCTTGTCTCATTTGTCTGGACTTATCATCTCATGGGTAAAAGGATTGTTTTCCTCCAATGTAGGAGCTGAAAGCACTGAATCTGGATCTGCTGGTACTGAAAAGACAATTGCACGAGGAGATCATCAGCATAAGGTTCCGTCTGAAGCACTCGCAAATGGTGATTACATTGCTTTTCTTGATGGAACTGACAAGAAACTAAAGCATTCAACGATTACCTTTGATGGATCGACGACAACCAAAGCTCTTACGCAGAAGGGCACTTGGGAAACGTTCACAACCGGCTCGCATCCTTCTGCTGCCACAGAGACGCCTCTCGTAGATGGCACCGCAGCTGTTGGCACTAGCGCTAAATATGCTCGCGAAGACCATGTCCATCCCACCGATACGTCCCGTGCCGCCTCTTCTCACACTCACGGAAACATCACAAATGGTGGCGATATCACTGCAACCGCGCCAACCGTGGCGAGCGGCGACAAGCTAATCATCAACGACGAGTCTGCGTCGAAGATTACCAACGGGCCGTCCTTCGGCACAGATACGACCAAGTTCCTGCGCAATGACGGCACATGGCAGGCTCCTGTCGGAACCACCTACTCCGACTTCACCGGTGCGTCGAGCAGCGCCGCAGGAGCGCATGGTCTTGTGCCAGCGCCGGGAGCTGGCGAGGAATACAGCGTCCTCCTCGGGAACGCCGACTTCGTCGCGCTTGCCGAGGCGATTCAGCTTGCGACCGGTGACCAGACTGGATTCCTGTACATCGAGGATGCAAACACGGCAGAACTCGATAATTCCGGAACGCTTCTCACCTCTGCGCAAGCTACAAAGATTTCAAATGCCCTCACCTCGCATCAGACCATCAAGCAGGACGGAGTCACCGGCGCCACGGTCAACAGGTACGGCACGTGCGACTCCTCTTCTGGCACTGCGGCGAAATCCGTATATATCACGACTGGCACGTTCGCCCTTGAAGCCGGTGCTCGGGTGACCGTCAAGTTCACGAATGCGAACACGGCGAGCAATCCCACGCTAAACGTCAACGGAAAGGGTGCGAAGAACATCTACCACAATGGGTCGCAGATAGCGGCGGCGGCGAACATACACCTGCTCGCTGGTATTTGCGACTTCGTCTACGATGGCACGCGCTGGCACTTGGTCGGTAACTACATCGACAGCGACTCCTATGCCGGCGCGAGCGGAGCAGACGTTGTGAGCAAGATAAGCACAAACGCCGTCGCTCGCGCCACCGGCGACGCGAGCGGCAATACCTTCGGTGCTGCAGCTTCTAAAGGCATTGGCACTGTCACCGATGGCAGCACCGGCCTTGTCACCGGTGATGCGGTCTATGATGCAATCCAGAGTGCGCTCGGTACCATGGCTGCTGCTCTTGTTTACCACGGCACGATTGGTGCGAGTGCTGATTCACCAACTATAACGTCTCTCCCAACAACCTACTCCAGGGGTGATGTTTACGTAGTCAAAACTGCCGGTACTTATGCTGGTAAGGTTTGCGAAGTCGGCGATATGATCATTTGTAATAATGACAATGACATTGCCGCTAACGCGAACAATGCTGACTGGGATGTCATCCAGAGCAATATCGAGGCTCTGACTAATTCTGAGATCACAACCATCTGGAACAATGCGGTCACGGCGAATTGGTAAGGAGTGTTTAAATGGCAAAGGCAGTGTTCGAGGACGGAATCAGGAAAGCCTTCGATGAGATACTAACCTTCTTCAAAGGTAAGGTGGTCCCATCTGGAGGCACCACTGGGCAAGTTCTAGTTAAAGATTCCAGCACTGATTATGATGTTTCATGGCAAACACCAGCGTCTTTGAGTATCCCTAAAGCAACTACATCTAGCCTTGGTGGAATTATAGTTGGATCAGGTCTTAGTGTTAGTAATAACGGAACACTGTCTGCCGATCAACAGCTTACCGTCGATACCGCGCTCAGCTCCACGAGCGAGAACCCGGTTCAGAACAAGGTGATCAATACTGCTCTAGGTGGAAAGCAAGATGCTATCACAGCAGGCTCCGGCCTTGAGTTCTCTGGCGACACGCTCAACCACAGCAACTCCGTCACCGCTGGCACCATCGGATCGAGCTCGGCGTCTTCCGGTGCGACCGTCGCCGTCCCGTATGCCACGTTCGATGCGCAGGGCCACATCAAAACCAAGGGCACCCACACCCACACGATCAGCGGGGCGGTCGCGAGCCTGTTAACGGACCTCGATTTTACCGAGAGGGCCGCGTATTACTCAACCAGCATCACCAACGGGACCTCGGCGTATTCGTCCGCAAGCACGACCGGTTGGACGATCCTCGATTTCGGCAGCACCTACGTCGCTTTCGGTTTCGTGTCCGCATCGGTGTCCTGCTCCACGGCGTTCGGCCCGTATTACATCCAGAGCGCCGACAGGTATCTCAGGTTGCCGTATGCTACCGCGAACATCATCGCCTGCATCTTCGGCACCGCGTTCGGCGGCGCGTCCAACTCCGGCGTCAGCGCCGTGCTGCGCGGCAACAACGCCAACTACCTGCCGTCTTCCGGTAGCCTCTACGGGCTACCGTTCAGGTTCACGTCGCCGACGAGCTTCAGCACCGCAGCCACGCAGAAGGTTCCGGTCATCGTGGTCGGAAGGAAGTCGAGCTAATGGATCGCATCGCTGTATACACCGGAACGAGGAACATCTATTCCGACATGGAGACGGCTGTAAAATCGCTAATCGCCAATTCGGCTGTAGATAAAGTTTTTCTTATGATTGAAGACGATGAATTTCCTTCCGAGCTGCCTCCATTTGTTGAACATTTCAACATAGCTAATCAAAAGTTTTTCCCAACTAAGGGAGCTAATAGTAAAACTAAATATACATATATGACCTTGATTCGCTGTGCTCTGCATCGATTGTTCCCTGAATATGACAAGGTTCTTTCACTTGATTGTGATACTATTTGCATTCAAGACATCACAAAAATTTGGGATATCGACATTAGCGATAGCTACTTCTCCGCATCACAAGAATTGCTTGGAGCAGAACGAGGTGGTTTCTGTTATTGCAATGTTGGCGTGACATTATGGAATCTTGATAGACTCAGGAAAACAGGTAAAGGCGACGAATTCATCAGGGTACTTAATACACATGAATTTTCCTGGCCTGATCAGGATGTTGCTAATTACCTATGTCAAGGATTTATAAAACCCATGCCTTCTGGTTACAATGCTTGTGATTTCATTATAGATGATGGATCTGTTACGCGCATACTTCACTACGCAGCTCGTAATGATTGGCGCAATGAACCAGAAGTTCTTAAATATAGAGACATGAGTTGGGATGAAGTTCTCGACAGACATTCAAAGGTGTATAAAAAATGGAACAAATGAAAATTCTCATAGCTGTACCGACATTCGAGAATATCTATCCTGATACCTTCAAGAGCATCTATGATCTAGACAAAGGAAATCATCAAACTAGGTTTGAATTTGTCAGAGGCTATGACGTTGCGACAGCTCGCAATCGTGCTGTCTCTATAGCTATGGAAGCACAAGCTGATTATCTGCTCATGTTGGATAATGACGTGGTTATCCCTCACAACGGACTACTCAGCATGCTATCTAGGGAAAAGGATGTGGTTCTGGGGTATTACGCTCATAGAGATGCAGACAATATCTACCGTGGCAGAACCTGTCTCTGCAAAATACAAGGTGCAAATGGTGAGATCTATTACAACTATCCGATTGAAAGCGAGTATACCGCTGAAGAAATGGCTCGCTTCAGAGCACATAATAACGGCGCCATCCAAATCCATGGAGGTGGAATGGGCTGTGCTCTTATCAAGATGGATGTGTTCGATAGGATCAGCTGGCCTTGGTTCAAGTGGGTAGTCTATGAAGATGGTCATGGTACATTGTCTGAAGATCTTTATTTCTGCGAGCAATGCAGGATGAACAATATCAAGATATACATGGATCCACAGGTCAACTGTGGTCACATGCTTCGTCACGTTCAGGAGGTATAATGGATATCACGCCATACATAGGGACCATTGTAACGGTCATAATCTCAGTAGGATCTGTGTGGGTTGGTTTCTCCACTAGGATCGCCAAACTTGAAACCTTGATAGGCGAGCTTGAGAAGAAGATCGACAAGCACAATCAGATCGTCGAACGCACGTACAAGCTAGAAGCAGATAGCGACACTCAATGGCGACGTCATGATGAGCTGGCTGCTCGGGTAGAAAGGTTGGAAAAACATGAATTGGAAAGTTAGGATCAAGAATAGGAACTGGTGGCTTGCTTTCATCCCTGCCGTGCTCTTGCTCGTTCAGGTTATTGCAGCCCCGTTCGGCTATAGCTTCGAGATCGGCGCGCTCAACGAGCAGGCCGTGGGAATCATCAATGCCATCTTCGCAGTGCTTGTGCTGCTTGGAGTGGTCAACGATCCTACCACGGAAGGCTTCGGTGACAGCGAGCGGGCTATGACGTATGAGGTCCCCTATCCTAAGAAGGTGGACGATGGAACCGAAGATCAGTAGGGAATTCACAGCACATCCTGATAACTACACAAAAGGTGGTAATAAACCACAATATATAGTGGTCCACTATACTGCCGGTGGTAGCACGGCATGGAACGTAGCACATTGGAAGGCTAACGATGCCAACCCTGAGCATCCTGGTTCTTTCCATTTTGTGCTAGACGGATGTGGCACCATCTATCAGATGATGGAGCTTACTGATACAGCATGGGGTATCGGAGGTTGGAAAGGTACCACGCAGTACATTTATAATAATCAGCATATCAGTATCGAAGTTGTAAATGATGGCGAGCCTTTCACTATCAATGAGATCGCTGAGCTGCACTGGCTTGTACGTAGACTCATGGCCCAGTTCAACATCGATGCAGATCATGTTGTCAGGCATTTCGATTGCCATAGCGGTCGCAAGGAATGTCCGTATTATTATGCTGGATTCAACAATAAGGCATGGGAAAACCTACATGCTATCATCACGAGAGGAGAAGACGAGATGGACGTCAACGAGTTCCTTAATGCACCGGTTGCCTATCAGGACCCCAAGACTGGTAAGCAGATGAACAAGAAACTTTGGGAGCTTGTCAGCTGGGGTGGTCATTATGATTCCTACACGGCTACCAAGATTGCCGAGGTTCAGTCCAAGACCATCGAGTTGAGCAACAAGGTTATCGAGCTTGAGAAGAAGATGGATTCTCAGACCACGCTGATCAAGAACGTGCAGAAGATCCTGAACACCATCAGCAAGAAGCTTGCATAAAAAAGGAAACGCACCAAGGCCAGCGTGTCGGGAGAGTAGCCTCGGTGCGTCCCCTTGCGACCCTTGCGACAGGAGAAGCAACCCTAATAGATATTATATCACATTTCTCCCGTATAGAAGAACCCATTTGGATATATTTCCGATGGGTCTTTCTTTCTCAATGGGCTGAACTGGCTCGGCCTAAGACCAGGAGGCACTTCTTCCCAAAGATCCTCCTCATCATCCAAGTCCCATCCACCATAATGACTAGGTATCTTAGGTGGTCTGCCTGATGCTTCTTCAAGATATTTAACCTGAGCTATGAAATCACAGGCATAGCCATAGGCGTCCATGAGATGCGAGAATCTATCATGTTTTGGCCTAGCAGCCCAATCGTCAACTGAACTAAGCTCTCTATATTCCCAACTCTCAAAGCACTCCATAAGCCAATCACATTTATTCGAGTTGATGATTGCATTGCCTAGCTGTTGGCGTCCTCTATTGATCCTATCAGATACATAAGTTCGATCGAGCTTATGCCAATTTATATTTGGAAAAGCCCGTCTGCATTCCTCCAACGGGGATGACATAGATCCAGATCTATCAGCATCCCAAGGTAAGCAAGCAGCCCGGATCATGTGAAAATACGGACGCATGGCTAGGTCTTGCACACACTCAACCACAGCCTTTCTATTGTTTTCATACCAGTCGAAGATAAACATGCGTCCGTTGTAATACTGGAACACGACACAGCTAGTCCAGTCAGACTGTTTGTCTTTAGATGAGATATCCCATGCTACATACACAGGCTTGTTAGTATCTAGGTTATAAGGACAGAATCTCTTCTCAACACGGACAGCTTCGATACCAGGGAATACGAGTCCAGCATTGACAGCAAGGAACTCGC